TTTCTCAAGAAAGTCTATGTACCCGTTGCGGAGTTTCAGAGATTCTTTCGTATCGCCCGACAAGTCCACGTCAAACTCCTGTTCAACGGCGGATATGCCCTGGTCAATGGTCTGGGAATCTTTGGCTTCCTCTTGGGCTACTTCGTCCCTCTCTTTTTGGATTTCACCTATGGCACGGGAGTAAGCCCGTTCCTCCACTTCCTTGAGTTTCTTCTCCATGAAAGCTTTGGCGAACTTGCCCTCTGGTGTGTCTCCGTAGAACTTGACTTCATCGGGGTCGGTAGAAGACGAGGCACGATTTCCAAGTTCCATGATAGCGGCGGCTCTTTCTTCAGCCTTAATTCTCGCCTCACGGTCTTCCTGGGCTTTGGCTCTGACTTCCTCCATCTCCCTGACGAATCTACGTTCTCTGCGGTTTCGGGGCGAATCGTCGTCCTCCACCTTTTCAGGCTTTGGTTCCGTCTTCACCTCTCCTCCGAGAATATCGTCGTTGTCGCTTATCTTAATGTCGTCTGACTTCAGATTTTGCAGGAAGTCTACTTCTGCATTGTTTGTTTTGTCCATAGTTTTGCTATTTTGCAATAGGCTTAGTTCAAGCTTTTTGTTATGGATTCCTGGAAAGCTTTACAACCGTTAATAATGCTCATAAAAAATACGGACACGCATTTTTCAATGTGTGCCCGTAAGGGATAATCTTTATGAGGTTTGTCTACAATACTACCACTAATCAAAACCGTGTCAACTACTCCCGTCCGCCTTTCTTCTTCTTTTCCAATGCTTCCTTCTTGGACTTCTTTACTTTCTTTTCATAGGCTTCGGCTTTCTTTTCACCACCAAGCTCTGACAACTCGTGCTTAGCTTCATGTTTGAGCTTTTCATTGCCTGACTTTTTGATGTCTTTGAATAAGTCCATAGCTATTTCTTTTTATCTGATAATGCTTTCTTTTTCCCTTCTACGCCTTTGATAGTGCCTTTGTTTTTGCTTGCATAGAATACAGACTCGCCCTTTTTTTTTCCATACTCCTTTTCCATTGCGTGTTCAATCTCCTTTCCTTTGTGTGTGAGTGGCATGTTATTGATTTCGATACTTACCTATTCCTAATTGTTTGTGCATTGCGTCCATGTGGTCTTCATGAGAGCTATAGACTTTCTCTCCAGTAGACATTTTCTTTAACTTCTTTTTCTGTAAAGCGGTTAGTTTATTATTCTTCGCAATACTTGTATATGCAGTTTTTGTTGGTTCCATGTTTGTTATTGATTAACTTCTTTATCTTTTAAGTTCTCTTGCTTCTATTCTCATGCTTGATATTTTTTCTTAGCTTTTAATGCATCCAGTTTAGCAACATTTTCTGGATTCTTTTTGCTGTTGCGGATATAGGCCAACTTCTCTTCAAGAGTTCCCGTTTTAGCCTTGAAACCCTTTAACATGGGGTGGTTATAAGGATTATTTAACTTGTGTGACATATTGTTTTTGTTTATTATAACACTAATAATTTATTTTGGTAAAGGGACACTTGCTAAACTTGGATTGGCTGGTACGCCACCCGTGCTACCTGGCGGTTGCGGTGGCATGGGCGGTGCTCCTCCTCCACCCTGTGGCTGTGGTGCTCCGCCTTGAGCGGCCATCTGTGCCTGTTGCTGTTGCATAACTACCTGTTGAGCGGCCTGGAACTCTTCCGGAAAATTAAGCTGAAAATAAACCTGGGGCTGTAGCTTGTAAAGCATATATTGTCCCGCTGTTTCCTTTGGATTGGGAAAGTTAATTCTGGTGAAAAACGTCTGTGGGTCGAGTAGTCCGCCTTGCATGAGTTCCATAGCCTGATTCATCTCGGTTATTTCATCGTGAGGCTTCATGCTGTCAGGCGAGACCGAAACGATGAGTCGTGCAGTAAGGTTTTGTGAGGATAGTTGGATATACTCGGTTGCCTTTAATTGACCAATGACGGAAGCGAAATGCTGTTCATCATAGTAGACATAGTAGAGCTGTACCCACCAGTTGAATACCGTGCGGGCAATCATTTCCAGTTTGTCTCCAATGCCGCCGCCGATGCGGGAGTTGTCGTACTGCTGATTGAGTATCATTCCTCGAGCCGTCGTGTTGTCAGTCGGCTCTTGTGCGGTTATTCCCTGTACGCCGAAGATTGAGCGTAGATTGTCCTTGTTTGTTTCAAGCTCCTTAAAGAAACTATCGGGCACTGTTGGCGGCGGGAAGTCCATGATGGCTTCTTGTATCGGTCTACCAGCAGGGACAAGAATAGGGTGTCCTTTAGTCCAGCCCGTGGCCGCTTGTTTGGCCGTCTGTTGATTGAAGTTTTCTCCCGAAAATACGGTTGAGTTGTTTGCCCGTGAAAGGTTGAAGTCCAGCTGTTCCGTGCGTCGGGTGATCAGACGCTGGTTGGGTATGTTCTGTTCGATAAGGCCGGTAACGTCATGTGGCTGTGTCTGAAGATTGAAGACCGATAGGAACGTGTACGGCTTGATGGGATGGGCAAAATGGTTCTTGCCCTGTATCTCCTCGATGGCCTGTTTCGTTATAGCTCCTGTGGCCTCGTCTTTTTCCTCCTCCTGTCCGTCCTGTGAGTAATTGAAATGGGGGTTCTTGTGCTTATCAAGTATCGTGTCTTTCAACGTGTAAAAAGTGTATTCGTCAGTCCACCATTCCGTGTAAGTTACTTCAGTACCGAGTTTGCCGTCCACGATGAGGATAATGACATCTTTCTTTTTAGGAAACATCTCAATCAACTTCTCCGCCTTGACGGTAATCTTTTCTCCCATCCATGAGGTAAAGTCTCCATACACGTCTACATAACCCTCTGGGTCAAAGACAAAGTTCTTGGCGTCCCTGATTTCAGTCTTAATCTCTTGTAAGTCGTTATTCCAGCCGTGTTTCAATACTCCGAGAAAGTCCAATGCCCACTTGCGGGTCATCAATGACAGTTTAGACCGCAGAGCCAGTTGGTCTGCATGGTACTGCAACATGGTCTTTACATTATCCGCTATCTCATTGCCCATAGGAGAGTTATCAGACCACACTACAGGTTCGGGGTTCTTTGAGAGGGCGGCCGGTAGGAATGTCTCCATTGCCTCAAAAATGAGGTTAGCGGTGATTGCGGAGCTGTCGTCTACTCCTGCGGGGTTGCCCAGTTTCTGTTGGCCTAGATAAAAGGCTTTATTGGCCTCTTGGCGCAGTTTAATCTTCGGCTCGTAGTCGGAGTATTTCAGTTCCCACTTCTTAGCCAAACGAAACAGCTCGTCATCAGACATATCAAGTGAGAGTATGTCTATCTTCTCACCTTCCACGCCTTCACCATCAAGATTTGCACCTTGACCTTTGACTTTGTTGATGCCACTCTCGATGAGATTTCTCACACCAGATATGGACAACGCAAATGGGTCGCTCTTTGAATCTACAGACATGGTTTATTTTTTAGCTTTAGCTAACGCTTCTTTTTTTGACATTTGATGTCGCCTTATTGATTTTACTGATGGTGTTATTGAATCTTCGGTGACTTTCTTGGATAAACCAAAACGACTTAAATCTGCTTTATATTTTCCAGTTTTTTTGCTGTAATATAACGGGTCTGCTCTATTTGTGTTTATTTTTTCTAATGCCATTTTATTTATTAAATTATGAGCTTAAAGCTCTGGTGTTAAGGTTAATTCCGTACGTTCCCTCTTTGGCATGGGGTTTGTTGTCCATACGTTTGGGGTTGGAATCTTCCGCTATCTTTTTAATTGTTAATGCTTTTCTTTTGGTTTGTTTTGATACCATAAAAATAGGCACACTTGCGTATGCCCGTAAGGGTTAGTCTTATATTAAGTTATCCAAATACTACCACTTTCAATCTGTCAACGCAACTGCTTGTGGATAGTATAATTCACCGCTGATAAGTTACCGTCCCTGTCTTTGTTTATTTCCACCCTGCAATTCTTCATGCTATAGAAATCAATCCTGTCCAGTTCTATGACCACATTGTAATACTTCATCATGCGAACGTATTGCTCTTGTTCCATGATAGTCATATAGATTGCTGTTGTTGGTTCAGTCATATTAAAACCATTTTTTATTATACTCATTCAAAGCGTCCCACTCCTTCATCGTTTCATTGCCCATCGTTCCCACAGGGATACTGTCGAGCAAACTGTCGCCGACTACTTGTGCCATCTGCTCTTGAAACTTCTCCAAACCTACGCGAGCATATATGGTTGCATGTACCCAATGGTCTGCTCCATTACGTTCCCACTTAAAACCTTTCTCACGATTGACGAGACCGCTATCATCATACTCCCACTCACGGTAGATGTTAAGCCAATGAGTTATGTAGTCGTGCCAGTCCGATTCAGTTCCGTTGAACGTGTGTCGCTTCTCCGTCATCTCGTCAATGAATTGTTGGATGGCCTTATTGCGATTGACTGACACCTCGCCATACTTGTCTCCTGTTCCCCATTCTACCACTTCTCCCGTGTTCTTGAGTATACGATAAAAGCACATGAATACTCTACCTGGATATTTCTGTCGTAATAGTCTGATAGGCGTAAGGTCGCCATTGGCGTCTGAAACGATGATTGATGATGGCCAACGGGCTAATAGGCCTTCCAGTTCTTTAGCAGGGTCTCTGCCTGTACTTGGGTCTGATAATTTTCCATAATAGAAATATCCTTTTTTGTTTGCCACTACGAAATGGTATGGAACACCCGTATCGACACCAATAATGGGTCTGTCCGCTTGGTCATTTGTTTTCGATTGGAGACACTGGATGATTGTTTGTGCTGACACTTTATTACCAGAACCGATATAAGGTAATCCTGCAACGAAATTGGCGAAGTATTCTGCCGTCTTGTTTTGTTTAAGTGCTTTGATGTCTTTGGCTGACTTCTGTGGGTTAATCCAAAGTGGTATCCAGTATCCTGACCATTCGCCTTTCGATGTTGCAATCCACTCGCCTGTCCTCCGTTCTTCGTCAGTGATTTCTTTCTTGCATTTCGGACACTCAAAGATTTCTTTTTCATAATTGATTGTTGATTCGTCCAATAATACTACTTCTTTGCAGGAATGCGTAACGTGCCATTTCTTCTGGTCTGATATTCTCCAGTATTTGTCTACACCGAAGTCTGGTGATGTTGGGTTGGAGAACACCCATTTGTAACCAAACTTGGAATGTTGTAATCGACTATCATACGTTTCCAATATATTCTGTGGTGCTTTGTCGTATTCGTCAGCAACGAGCATGTCCAGTGAGAGCATGATAGCACTGCGTTCCGTCTGCGCTCCAAGGTAATGGATAAAGGATTCACCTACCTGTTTCTGGGTCACGCTATCCTTGTCTTTCATCCAATCGAGAAGCACAGGATTCTGTGTAGCCATCGGATTGACCTTTGAACCAACAAACTTCTGCACCATCTCGACAGTCGGAAGTATGTAGCCCACATTAAGTTTTCTGTTCTTCGCCATCCACAACGTCTTGAGAATGGCCATCTGCGAGAAGCCTATCTGTCCCGCTTTGATACTGCAAAGATACTTTGAGTTATCACGGTAAATGTCGTACAGGTAACGGTGGGTGTGAAACTCCAATGGTTCACCCGTTTCAGTCCTTATTCCGTTATTGACGATGAAGGCAATGATTGAGATTTGTTCGAGGAGCATATCATAGTTTCTTCTTTAACTTTTCTTCATATTCTTTTGCTAAGGCTAGTGATTCAGGACTGACTACGTTTACTACGGTTTTATTTTCGGTTTTCTCTGGGGCGTATGTTCCCTTCAGTTTATATGCACTATCAAGATATTTATGACGCACTGCGTAATCAGGTTCTTCGCTAACTTCTTCTATTTCCCCACTTTCATTATTGTTCTTAAATACCTTTTTACTTGCTTGTAGGCCTTCATTATGAACTTCAACTAATAGTCTATCTGGTATTTGTTCAGCTATTGACTTTATAGCTTTCTGTATCTTAGCTTTTCTTAACCCCTTACTAGCTATAACTGCGGCAGAATTATCGTCTTTTACATCATAGTTATTACTAGCCGCAAGAGTACCATTCCCTGTTTTTACATAGTCTTGTACAAAGCCTTTTTCTTTTTTAGTTAGGCTGTTGCTCATTAGATTTCTTCATCATATCAAACCCTTTCTTTAATTCATAGGCGCACTTCATGCAGTACATTGACTGTGATTTCATGGTTTTCTTTTGGTAGGGCATGTTGAAAGTCCAGTATCTTATGAATAGGCTTCGTTTGTGGCACTTGTCGCATTTGCTAAATAATTTCATTTTTTTATATTGAGAGGTTTACGCGGTTTTCCT